ATCCCCAACGCACATGGTGCACTTGCCGTTGCCAAACAGGTGTTTCTAGGGCGTGAGTCATGACCCATTGACCTTTCTCGCTCTTTTCGAAATCCCATAAACTTGCTCCTGCATACAAATCTGGATCTTCCACATCGCCCATGACAAATTCATGTACCACAATGTGTCTACCTGACTGCACAGTGCTGGGATCTGTGTGTGGTGCTGATTTCAATTGGTGGATTTGGTCCTGCCATGTAGTGGCACTGATGGCCATGTCTGTGTTTAAAACTGAAAATGGTCAATCATGACTGCGGTGTCAGATCAGAATCTGATCCAATGATCATGGGAAAAATGTCAGCAATGACTCGCGCACAGGCCTTGGCAATTTCCATGTGCTCTTTTTGTGTGCCATGACCAGATCTCAGCTCACAATAGTGTATCCACGATCTCAAGGTACCGTTCACATAAAGACGACTTTCCATTAGGCCTTCTGGCAACACTGCGCGAGCTTGTTCCTTGGCAATGCCATTTCTCATGGCCCATTGATAGGCCGATTTAGCAGCATCTATGACCTGTTGTTGTTTGATTTGCCAGTGATTGGCCAACACAGAATCATTCACTGACACACTGTTTTGTCTGTTTGTTGAATCCTGTAACCTGGCCTCACGATACACAAAATTCAAGTCTTGTGTGGGATCAGCATAGCGTTGACTGAATTCTTGGAAACTAAAACTGCGATGACGAAGAATTTGTCTGGCAATGTCTCTGGTGGTGACAATTTCCAAGCATGCCGACACCATCTCCAGCGGAGACCAGTGTTGGTGCTTGATGAGATAGCGTATCAAACGTTCGCTGGTTTCTGTGTTTAACTGATTGCTGGGATTACTGACTCTGGCACAAAAAGCCACTAGATCCTGTGCAGAATACAATCCTGAATTTATCAATTCATCGGTGGCACAACTATGGCTGATCAATTTCACTTTCATAAGTCTTTCAGCATGTGATCCGTTAAAGTTTGTACAGTTTTGGCCACATCATCTATGTTGATGTGAAAATCTATGTCTGCTACCATTTCGTCAATCAGTGACAGTTTGTTGTCTATGTGAGCTTTCAGTTCCACAGGATCTGCTCCTGCTTGTAACAGTGCTTTGATGTCCAGATTCACAGTGGTGCCATCTATCAAATTTACCTGAATATTCAAAATATAGTTCAAAGGTATCTGATCTTTGTCCACTTGTTTGAGAATCTGTTTCCATTTCATTCGAGACGAAACATTAACTTTTTTTGACTTTGACACGGGATTTGGTTTTAGTTTGTGGCATGGTAATCTTAGAATCCAATTCTTGTGCTTGAGTCATCAGCGAATCTGCTTGTGCCAGTAAAGCTGCTGCATCTGTTCGGAGGCGTTGGGCTTGAATTCTATGTTGTTCGGCTAAATCTTGATTTGACAACACCGGGCTTACCGTAGGTGATGACACTGGTGATGTTTTGGGTTCTCCCACATCTTGTTGAATCACAGGTGAAGCAGCAGTTTGATTTTCCAACTCAGCGTACTGTTGTTTGGCATCTGCACCTGATTCTATTTCATTCAACAGCGTGTTCAGTTTGTCTAGATAAATTGAAGTTTTGCTGTTGGGAGTGATGATGACTTGATTGGTGGAAACCTTCTTTATCAGTTTACTCTTATGCAAAGTGGTCAAGGTGTTGGTGCCATCATCCATGGTGTGTCTGAACAAAGCATCTGCCAAATCTTTACTCTGCTGTCCCACAGCACTTTCTAATACTCGCATCACGTTGTCATGAATCAGTTGAGGCAAGCTGTCACTGTACAACACCAAACACATGTGATGTTCTTCTGGAACCTGTCTGAACAACAAGATGATTTTTTTTCCGTTGTGTTTCCCCACATGTTTTATCATGATCATTCACCTATTCTGCAGCGGAGTTGACACGAGTTTTATCAAACTGAGCACCTGCCCCTTCCAAAAAACCAGTGAGTCTGTCATAAAGTCCGCCCACCACACTGAGTTCAGTGGCTTTCCAGACTCCGCGAGCTGTGCAGATCTGTAAAATTTCTACCACACTGGCAATGTCTTGCAAGGTGATAGTGGGCTTGGGCTGGGTTTCTACTACGGTGTCTAATGTTTCTGAGTCATCGCTCATTTGTCGATCTCCTGTATAGTTAGCATTATTTACAAGAAATTTCTCAAGCATTAAAATTTGTTGATTTCTGACACACACAAGGCAAAGTAGCTGGCTTCGCTGGGAATTTCAAAGGCCACTCTGGTGACAATTTCCAACTTGGTTTCTTTAGTCCTGTAATGGTCGCTCATGTAGAATCTTCCGGTGAGATTGATCCAAATCCAATCAAGAATTATTTTTGGTTTCACAGCACAATCAAAATCCACTGGCGAAAAATAGGGAGGACACACTGTCAGTCTCCTGAGGCCTGTGGCATTAAGTGGATGTACTTGAATCGGACTGGTCATGATCAATCACTATTAATTCGGGATTGACATCAATTTGATGTTCTGGCACAACCAGTCTGGTCAACAGACATTCTCTTGCTGCTGTCACAAAACTGTCCAACAGATGCCAACTGTTCATCGTGGTGGCTATTTCACTGGCCCGCACAAGATCATCCAAGGTCTGTTCTGTGCGCAACAATTGTTGTTGCAATTGATCAATAATGCCTCTGGCCTCAGTGATTTTTTTCAAAGATTTAACATTTGTGATCATCATGTCTGTGATCTTTTCTCTTGTTCGTAGTGACTGTGCACTCCAAATGGAGGCTGTGCTTTTGGATTGCCTTTGATGATCCACACTGTGTCACAGTAATTGGGATCTCCCCATGAATCATAAGTGCAACCATCAGTGAACACAATGAGTTTTTTGGGTTCAAGGCCTTGTTGCTTCATGTATGTCCAATTGGACATGAAATCTGTGCCGCCACCGCCTTTGGGTTCATAATCAGTGATCGATTTATCATCATCGCTGGTGAACTCTTGAACATTGTAGACTCTGGTGTCAAAACTCCAGACTCTGATTTTATACTCATCAAATGCATCCATGATGCCTTGTATTTCACTGAAAAAATCCTGTAGATCCACGTTTGAAATACTGCCCGAGGCATCAATGGCCACACACACATCAATCTGATGGCCAGGGCGTTGACCGGGCAACACTGCATCACAATGCCAACTTCTACGACTGGGTTTTTGCCAACTGTAATCAAATTTCACCAGACTCTGTATCTGTTGCAGCAACATTTCACGCCAGTTGATCACAGGATTTGTGATGTCTCGAATCAATCTGCTGATGCCCAAAGGTAAATTGTCTGTGCCTGCTGCTTGTGCAGCCTGTAACACCGCGTCTTTGATTTCGTCTCGTATGTCTCGTATGTCTTGGGGACCGAGTTTGGGTTTTCCGGACCGGTCATGATCTTCATTGTCATCGTTGTTAGTTTCCAAATGTTCATCCAAAACCTGTTTCAATAGATCTGAAACTTTGATTTTTCTAGCATTAGCAAACAAATCATCATAGACTTCTTCAAAACTCATGCCACGATATTTGGCGTTGTGAAGAATAGGCACCTTGGTTATGCGTTCGCCAATTTTATGATCTAACAGATCTTGGTTCACGCAATAGTCAGCAGCAATGTTGCTGAGCATGGGGTCTCGATCTTGTCTACGACCAATGTGATCATACACCACATGCAACACTTCGTGACCAAACAAAAATTCACATTCACGTAAACTGAGCCTGTTGATGAACTCACTGTTATACCAAAAATTTCTGCCATCTGTGGCGGCTGTGCCGCACCATTCATCAGCATTGGTCAAACGCAGTCTGGTGGCCAAGTTACCAAAAAAAGGAGCACGGAGCAGCAGACCAATTCTAGCAGTGATCAGTTTTTCCAGAGCAGCAGCATCTGTTTTGGGATCAGTGACAGTGTGACTTTGAGTCTTTTCTGCCACAGTGGTGTCTTGTCTAGGCATGTGTCAAATCCTTTGATGTCATTTCTTTTCAGCTGCGGCAATCACATATTTGCCAAACCTTTGGTGAAAGGTAGTGAAGTTTTTCAATTTGGCTGGTAAAAACGGAATGCCATATGTGGTAATGGCCACACGTGCTGCCATTACCACCAGTTCAGTGGTGAAATTGTCCATGATAAAAGCAAAGAAGTGGTCTGCTTTTGCGTACCATTTTTCCAGACGAGTGTCATTTGACACCAGAGCTTTGTCGTAGGCATCTTTGAGTTCGTAACAAAGACTCACAGTCAACGAGTACATGGCAGACACTTCCTTGATGGCCAATGTGGTGACTTTGCCATTAAGAATTTCCACAGGGTCAGGCATCTGTCCGGAAACCTTGCGGTGTGCCATGAACTTCACTGCCATGCCTTCACCCACAGCACCGGCCACTAAATCCATGAGTCCTGTGTCATTGTCATCATCTAGCATTTGGCTGACAAATGTCCAACTGCGGGGAGTGGCAAAACTCCGACCAGAGGACCTGGGATCAAAATCAAACAAATCGCCCTTGGCAAAACTGATGTACCCCACTACATCTTTGTGAATACGATTGTTCACTGCCCAGGTCTGCCAAGAGTCAAAATCACTGCGCATCTCCAGGTGCACAAAACGATTGGCCAGTGGAGCAGGCATGCGGTAAGTCACACCCTTGTCACTTTCACGATTGCCTGCAGCCACCAACACCACATTGTCAGGCAGACTGTAAGTGCCCACACGCCGGTTCAGCACCAACTGATAAGCCGCAGCCTGCACAGCCGGAGCAGCAGAATTCATTTCATCAAGAAACAACATCACAATGGGATATTGTTTGGCCAACTCTTCATTGGGCAGGTCCACAGGCGCAGCCCAGTCCATGCGATTGATGTCTCTGTTGTAAAAAGGAATACCACGAAGATCTGTGGGTTCCATTTGACTGAGTCTGAGATCAATCATCAGGCCCCCCAGGTCACGAGCGATGCCGGCCACTAGTTCGCTTTTGCCAATGCCCGGGGGGCCCCAAAGGAATACCGGACGCTGATGTTTGAAGCAACGCAACAAGGCTCTGCGAGCTTCTATAGTGGTCACGGTACGATTTTCGGTCACTGTGGTCATGTGTTTGTCCTTGTGTTATCAGTGTATTGTATGAGAAATTTCATGCGCAGTCAAAACATCAATCAGGGTCGGTGGTTTTTGTACCATAAACCCGAATGTAATAGCAGACTGGCCAACCAAGTTTCCACAGTGTATGGTATGTCCAAGCCCAAATGACCAAACAACGTGTTCAGGGCCCACACTGACACGAACGGCATGATCAACAGAGCGAACAGCATGATGATCATCATGCCACGAAAATAATTTTGGTCCATGTTCAGTGAGTTTTGATCATTGACACCAACACACTGGGCAAACCGGGTTCGTTGCGGTAAATACCACACTCAAAACCCAAGGTGCGAGCATGATCTTGTGCTTCGGTCAAGGTCAAAAAAGTGCCGCGATAAATATCGAAATTTATCATGTACACCACATATGTGGTCATGGTTGACTCCTGGTCTGTGTCTGTGAACATGTCAAGTCCTGGTACAAGTGTCAAGCATAGTATAGCACCAGGACTTGTTCTGGTCAACCTTTGGGTCTAGTGTGGCATTTATGCCACAGTGTCACTTGATTGGCTTGGGTCCAGCAGCACTGACAAAATCATACATGCGTTGCGCAGTGGCCAGAATGTGTTCCAGTCCTGGAAATTCTGGCATTCTCACCGTGCTGGTGATAGCACCTTTGTCGTCGCGTTCTGCACTGATTTCCCAGCCGTTGTATTTCCAAGTGTATTCATTGGCCACAAGATCTTTGGCCATGGCCAAAATTTCTGTTCTGATTTCGTAACCATTTTTCTGAGTTTTAAATTCAGGTAAATTGTACCTGGGCAATTCAAAATTTTTATTTGACATTTTTTTCCTTTGTGTGTGTGTTTGTGTTGTGCATGTGTGTGGCACCTGTTTATTTATCTTTGGTTCGCCATCCCTGTAAGAAATCCCATTCAGGTCCCAATCTTGGCCGATCACTGATTTTTTGATCCAACCAAACCAGACTCAATGCTGTGAAAATTATACCCCAGCCCAATAATTCATAGTCCATGTCTGCGCCCATAAATTTTTAAATGAGCTCTGGCACGAGTTTGGCCATGTGCTTCAAGATATCTGATCATGCCACGCAATATTCTAGTCAAAAATTTCATGGTTAACCATGCCCTCGACTAGTTCCTAGTCTGTGAAATTCATTGAGATACACTTCCAATTGAGCAGTGTCTGTGATGCTTTTATTTTTTAAAAAATTTTCCAATCTCACTTGGTATCCTTTATCAGGAAACAGTTCTGCCAACCGTTCCAGCCAATCAAATATTTGATTTGTCATGATGTCACTCCATTAAAATTTGTGCACCGCACAAATTTTATTTATCATGCAGTGATAAGTCAACCAACATTTGCTTCAAATTATTGTCATACATGATCATGGTCACACTGGTGATTTGATCTAAAACTGTGATATCATGGAGATCATGTATGTAGTAGGGACTGGTAAAATACTTCTCTAAAAATAACAGTTGTTTGAGGTTGATTTTTTCAGTAATTTTGTGCCTGTAGGACTGAATTTCGTTGGTTTTAGTGCAGAATTCCAAGCCAGTTTTTGTGAGACGAGCACTAGCCACATTAAAGGGATTAAAAAACCAGACTTTTCTGAAATGTGGTACCGAATCAGAAATTATTGAATAAAAATCGCTGTTCACATACAAAGAACTATGGTCTATCAACCATTTGGTAAACTTTTGCTGATCAAACTTGGTCACTTACAAGAATACACCACTGAACCTTGATCAAGTAGCACCACAGAAAATTTATCTGTTTTGAACTGTACGTTTAATTTTTTAGCCAGACTTATGGCATGGCCCGGATTGCTGAAACTGACTTTGCGATATTTGGGACCGGGGTAACTGACCAATATGTTTTGTGTTTTTAAATTCACGGGTTGATTGTTGTAATACACAGCCCAAATGCCCTGACTGGCTAAGATTTGATCACATTTGTAGGTCAGCTTGTTTAAATTTTCTAAAATCACAGTGGGTTTGGGTCTGCTCATGTCACATCCTTGTTGAAATTCACAAGTATTTATCAGGACATGAGCAACACCTGTGATCAGTTTTGAGATTCTGTGAAATGAGGATTAGATCTAAAAGGACCCTTAAAGCAATTTCTCTGCAGAGTTATGAGTTTGGGACATAATTCCCAGTGAATCACACCATGAATCACCACTGAAAACCATCCAGCACAGCGATAACTGCGGCTGCGTTTGGACTGTGTGTACTGCCACAATCTAAGTTGTAAATTGTATAACACGTTCCATGGCCTGTGAGTAGTGGGATAACCATCTATCACACAAGGAAATACCGTGGTTGGGTTTTGGATCTTTTTAAATCGTATGGGCACAGACTGTGCCAGAGATTTTGCATCTTTGTAGCGAATTCTGGTTTGATCTTTGACCAAAACTAGACCATGATCTGTGGCCTGCACAGTGGCAATTTTCTCGCCTTGATGTTTCACGATCCAAAACTTGTTCTTTATCACAGGCCATGCCTCTGCCGGCACGTCAGGCAGTGTAGGCAGCAGTGAAGATTTCTGCATAATTTTGACTCTGCTCGCTGAGTTTTTGCAAATCAAATCGCCCACAGAATCGTAGAAAATGGCTGCCTATCTGCGGTGAATTTTTTGGCACACAACCTTGTGTCACAGTGTGTGTGATCTTTTGTTTGATGATTGGCGGCTGAGCTCTGAGATCTATCAGCTGTTGATTTCTTTGATAGTCGTCTAACACACGATGTTCTTGGCCGTCTGCGTCCAGCCAACGGCTCAACATGAGATTATTCCAAGCATAACCTTTTTTGTGCCTGTCGGCATAGGCTTCCAAAAGCCCCACACGGTTTTTTGTGCCCTTGAGTCTCACACCAGGACAAGCACTGAACACATTGTCACTGCTGTCGCCGCGCATGCACTTTTCAAATAGCAACCATGCTGGTTCCGGCGGCTTTTTGGGTTGTTGTGTTTTTTTGTCCACGACCAGACGATTTTTGCGATCTTTGATTCCATGTATGGTGTGAAGTTCGTCTGTGATGCCATTGTATTGCTGTGTGTTTTCTGACAGCAGTTGATGAAAGTCTGAGTCTGTGGAGATGATGATGTGATCATCATTGGGATGTAAATCTATGAATCCTGCTATGAGATCATCTGCTTCTAATTCAGGATGCCTTAACACTGTGCAATTGGTGTGTTCTGTTAAAAACAACTTGAGCTGATCTAGGCCTGTCCAAAAGGCTTGATCTTCGGCTGCATCTTTGCTGCTCATGGCAGCTCTCTGCTCGGTGCGATTACGTTTATAAGGAGGATAAAAGTCTTTGCGCCAACTGCGACCTTCATTCAAAAACACCGCGTGTTGAGCTTGGCGGTCGCGCCAGCACCTATTCACGCTCGACAAAGTCACATGTATGGCAAATGCCACTCGCTCTTCTGTGGTGGTGCCACGATGTGCAGAGTGCCTGGCTCTGAAATAAGTGTTGGCAAGATCAATCAGCAAATAAGTGGTCATGTGAGTATATTAACTGATATTGCCAGCGCGGTCAACTGAATTCGCTGCGACCTTGGCCTAAATCTCTACGATTTTGGCTTCTCCTGAGATCAGGGTCTGCTTGTTGTTGTTCGTAGTTTTCTGACAACACATTGCGACACACTGTCTGGAACCAACGATCCACTATGACATGTTCACTTTCGTTGGCCTGTTGTTGAAACCCGGCCCGCACCAACTGTGCTATGAATTTGTCATTCCAGTCCAGCTCAAAATTACCAGATGCCAGATCTAAAGGATCTAGATGCACTTGTGTCACGCACACATATGGTTCTCCACGATCTGTGGCCATGTCTTTGGGAGTTTTTTCCAAAGGCGTGGTATTTTTACGTTTTGAACGAGTTTTGGCAGGCGCAGGTGGAGGAGTTGTGGTGGTGGACGTGGTGGTGGACGTGGTTGATTCTATATTGGTGCTTTTGCTACCAAGAGCATGTCTGAGGCGGTCAAAAAAAGCCATTAGGTCCCCCAGGCATTTCCAAATAAATCACATTGCAGTCTGGCACTGTATCTGAGACCATGTTGTAGACTGGCCTCAGCCACACGTCTGGCATTGAGATGGTACACAGATTCCACACCGCCCACAGGCATCAGATACACATCACCATCAAAACCCGAATCTTGGTATTCTTTCATGGCTTGTAATGCTGCTTGAATGTCATCATCAGTGGCCACCACAAATTTCAAATAAGTGTGTCCAATACTTTGATATTGGCATACCACATCTGGTTTGATGGCATCTGCCCAGGATTCTCCGCTGTTGGGCAATTTGGCACTGACACTAAAAGTGATTTCACCTCCGGCTCCCAAGGTATATCTGCGTTGATTCCAGGTCTTTAAGTATTGGAAAAATGTTTCAGTCAAGGGCTGAGTGCCGTTGGTTTCAAAAGTGATGTCACGTAGGTCTCTCATGAATTCATGTTCTAACAAGTCAGGATAATATTTTTGCCAGCCCAACAAAGGCTCTCCGCCAGTGATCACAAGGTGTTCTTTGCGCCAGCGGTGAAAAGGCAATAGTTCGCGACAACGTTCAACTATTTGATCCACAGTAAGGCGCTGTGCCAAATGACGAAATTCTGGATACACTGAACTGTAACTGTCACAGCCTGTGCTGACCAGTGGCAGTTGATCAAATGATTTATATTGATCCAGGTCATTAATTATGGCGATGACTTCTGGATTATGCGTGACACTGGGTTCCAACACATGTTCTTGGTATCGGCCAAAGTTTTTACAACGAAAGTTACAGCCAAAAGTTCTTAGAAATACACTGGGCACGCCTGTGAAACGAGCCTCACCTTGGCAAGATATGAAGATTTCCGAAACACTGATTTTAGATTTGTTCATTTTTTCGCTGATTTAAGTTATTTGAGAAAATTTTTTGTTTTGATCTTTATTATACCTGCTGCTATTCCCACCATGATCAGCACTGTGCATGGCACTAACAAGGCCCACCAATTCACATTGTTCATGATGATGATTAATTTATCAATCATGATTTTGTTTTTTTAATGAAACGTCGTCATACTGTTTTTGTCTGAAATTTTCTACATCTGATATTGCCGATTGTAGCACACTTGCATAGTTTAATGCTGCTTGTTTGGAAAGCAAAAGTGAGCTTTCTCTACTGACATAGCCTGTGAAAAGTAATTTGAATATGTGTGCCCATCTGTCTCGGCTCCAAAAGTCAGTTTTGGTGTTTGTGTGAATTGACACTGTGATGACATGGTCATCTGCTTCGATGTCCAACACATGGTTATGTGTGTCATCACCGCACTCACACACAGCTCGATACATTTTGCTATGACCCCAATCATTGATTTTGAGTATACCTTTGGCTGGCGTTTCAGTGATCATATATATTCGACCAGTGTTTGAGTTTGGTGTGTTTGTTCACTTGAGCCTGAGCCAATTTTTCATCTGTTATGACTCCTGTGATTTTTAATAGATCAATCATGGCTAGTAAATCACCCAGTTCTTGTTCAAGAAATTCCAAGTTGGTGAGATTACTTTGATATTTAATGTTTTTTAAACCAAATCTAAAACATTTGCTCACTGCCTGGGACACTTCTGCACATTCCTCCTGTAATATCAACAGGATTTCCTGTAGTTTTGGGTCGATGTTTGTGTTCATTTTGATGTCTGTATAAAAATTGTCAAATTGATCATGAATCTACAAACAGATCTTCCTTCCATTCTCTATGACCTTGTCGATAGGCCATGTTGCTTTGAGTTTCTCTGACTTCGACTTTGAAACACCAAACTCGTTGGGCCTCTGCTTGTCCCAGATAATCCGGTATGTACACTCCGTTCATGTATTTGTACAACATGTCAGCTATTTTTTCGCAGCCCATGCCGGGCAGCACAGTCAGATCTAAAATTCCTTCTCGTTCCAGTTGTTTGAATTTTTCAAGATCTGGATCATCAGCAGCAATGAGAGTGCGATGATCGAATTGATCTTTGAGTATTTGTTTGAGTTCTTTGAGTCCTCCATAATCGCATACCCAACCTCTTTTATCCAGTTCATTTGCGCCAAAATAAAATTTCATAGAAAATGAGTAACCGTGGTTGCGATTACAATGACTGTCTGCCTTCCATTGTTTATATGCCACAGGAAATTCGTCGTGATATTCTTTGGTGCTGACAAATTTATATGTCACCGATTCAAATTTGGTCATTATTTTTCTCCGATGACTTGCAGAATATTTAAAGTGGGATGAGAGTCTGAGTCCACTGATAGTTCAAACTGTTTTCATGTGTTCCTTGAGTTTATCCCAGTCTATAGCAAAGTCAACCTTTCCACCGGGATGGACAGTGCGTACACTATAGTTGCCAACATGTACACCGGGTTCTTCGGGTTTGACCTCAAATAACTCAGTCTTGACCTTGGGGGGTTTTTTAGGTTTTAGTGCTGTTTTTTGTACCTTTTCCGCAGTTTTCTTAGAGACTGCGCCGTCGTCCTGGGGGTAGTCGGTGTTAGTAGATTTTTTGGCTGCTTGTTTAGCAGCAGATTTTTTTGTTGCCATTATTAGTTACTCCATATGATAATATAATTATTATTGCCAGTTTGCGGTATCTCTTCGACGATTCTACTGTTTGGTATTTGTGTTAGTATATAGTCAACAGTGAGTTTGTCATTAGAAAAAGCAGTACCATCTCTACCACTATTCATGGTCATGTACCCTCGACGAGATGGTTTGATTACTTTTTCTAAGTATTTTAACTGTAGTTGACTAGGCAGTTCGCTGAATGCATAGTTGCTTATAACTAAATCACAGTCGGAGTTTTTGGCCCATTGATTAATAGTACTAAGGCTGTAGCTGTTATTTAGATTATGACTTTCTAAATATCGACTAATTAACCTCAAAACTGGCGGCAAGTCAAACATTACATATTGAGTAAAATTTAAAACTTGATCACAGATCAAACACTGACCACCGTAGCCTGCTCCGATTTCAATAATCTGACCAAATTCAGTACCGAATTGATTCTTAATATCACTGAGTACTTTTAAATAACGCAGTGTAGTAGTTCCAATTTGACTGACTTGATCAAAATCAAACAAATATGGGTTACCTACCAAATCATTGATTCGAAACCGATCTAATTGTTGATATAGATCAGGAGATTGTGTGCGTACAATTTCTAAATACTTTTGCCCTTGATCATAACTAACATGTTCTAGTATGGCGTTATAGGTTGGGTTCCTACGAAAATTTTCAAAAACACTATAATCATTTACAGCAGCAGCAACAAATCCTGGATAGGTTCCAGCGTCAGATTCGGATCTGTTGCCAACTGCACCTACGAATGTCATCAAGCATGTCCTTTCATTGATAAGCAAATGTCATAAAACTCTTTTTTCAGTGCTGGGTCATTATGAAACGCTCCCAGCATGATTGCTGTGGTCATATCCGACTCGTGTTCCCTTACACCACGCATGGTCATACAGTGATGTTCAGCCTTCACGACCACGGCAATGTTTTCGGTCCGAGCATAGTCGCGGAGTGCAGACGCAATCTGTGTGGTCATTTCCTCCTGTATCTGAGGTCTCTCGCAAATGTGATGTACCAGCCTGTTGAATTTGCTCAAACCGATTACTTCTTCTTCGGGCACTATTCCCACCCAGCATCGTCCAATGATATTTTGAAAATGGTGAGCGCATGTGGATCTTATACTGATTGGTCCTGTGGTATAAAGACTTTTGTATCCCAAGTTGGGAAATGCTGTGACTTTGGGAACGCTGCGATAGCGTCCACTAAAAGTCTCACGTACAAACATCTTAGCCACACGTCTTGCAGTGTCTTGCGTGTTATGATCATTTTGCGTGTCGATTACTAAACTATTTAGTACACCTTGAAATTGACCAGCAACCTCATCTACTAGACGATCAATCTCGTCGTTGTTTCTAATAAATTCTGAGATGTTGTCATTGGAATGAAATCTGGCTCCTGCGTTACGAATCCGTTCACGAATAACTTCGCTGATGGGTTTTCCAAATACTGCACTTTTATTGTCTAGATCATGAGATTGTGCTTTGATTTTTTGTTTTTTTTTATTTTTATTCAATATTTGGCTCCGATGATAAGGCAGAGGATTGCCGTAACAGTCATTATATGGTATTTACACTGTGTTGTCAATTGTAATATTGGTCATGAAACCAATTGTATGTGGTGCTGGCCAAGTCTTCTAAAGTACTGACCACAGGACGCCAGCCGGAATCTTCTGTAAATCTTCTGTGATCAGCCACAAGAGATTCAGGATCACCTGCACGTCTGGGCCCCACAGTGACTTTGAGATCTGTGAAACCACTGTGTAGTTTCACAGCATCCACGACTTCGCGCACAGTGTATCCTGTGCCACTGCCTATGTTATAAGATCTTGATTGTGATTCCAGCATGTTTTCCAGCACACCGACTGCAGACACATGAGCTTGAGCTATGTCACTGACATGCACAAAATCTCTCACACAAGTGCCATCTTTGGTTTCATAGTCACCTCCGTTGATCACAAAAGGCTCCTGAGATTCTTGGCATACAGCCTTGGTCACAGTGGTAAACAAATGATTGCCTTGTTGTGCTGCTCCCATGCGCCCTTGATGATCGCAACCGGCAGCATTAAAATACCTGAGATTTATGTTTCGAAATCCCTGCGCTCGACAATGATCTGCCATGCATTGTTCCACAAACAGTTTACTCCAGCCGTAAGGACTTATGGGTCGGCTGGTGTTCACAGCACTTTCAGAGATGGGACTTTGAGTCATGCCATACACTGCTGCTGAACTGCTGTTGATCACACAGCCTTGCCATTTTTTTTCAGCCAGCATCACAAGCATGCGATTGGTTTTGGCCAGATTGTTGTCATAATATTCACCGGGATTCAGCACACTGTGCTCCACTGAATGACTGGCAGCGCAATGCACTATCAATGGTACAGATCTAATGCTCACAGCCGAATCCACTACCTCCACAAAATCCATACACAAAAATTCATCTAAAAATGTCAAGGATTGCGATATTGTGATTTGTCTGTCTACACCAATCACAGTGTAACCCAGTTCTTTGAATGCCAGAGCTGTATGTCCGCCAATATATCCCGTGGCGCCGGTGATGAGTACAGTTTTTTCCATGATTGTTAATATTTTGTTGGTGCCAGGTGTCGGCGATAATCTTTGGTGTCGCGCAGCCATTTTTGGCCTTGGCCTGTGATGATGTCACACACACGATCAATGGTCCCGTTGTTGTGATCTGAAATACGTCCTTGATTTTTGTGAGGAGCTCTCAGCAAGGGAATTAGTTTGGCCATGGCATCATCGAGACTCCAAGGCACATACAGACGTTCGTGATCATTTGCAAAGGTTTCAGGAAATGATCTATAAGCCGGAAATAACACATTACAACCCAAAGCGTCTGCTTCACTCACAGTGTTGCTGACCCAGTCTTGCAAAGCACAATTGAACAACACTCTTGTGTCATTGAGCAGATTGTAATATGAGTTTTTAGGCAAATTTTCATATACTTTGAGTTTATTGTCTGCAATCATGGATCTGGTTCGATCTAAGATGTTGGCATTATTGGATCTAAGCCTGCCACCAGAAAACACAGCAAACTCCAGTTCCGGCAAATAATTTAAGTTCTTTTTTAATGTGATATAGCGATCAATCAAGTCCATGAAAAATTCTGGTTGTTTTTCTTGATCCCATCTGGACGCCCAGCCCACACGATATGTGCGCTCAGAGAAAGGTCGCAAAGGCCCCGATATGCGATTTTTGACTTCATCCTTGCCAAAAGCCAGGCCCGATATGTTGTAAATGTCAGCTCCCCAACCGGCCACACGCATGTGAGCCACCATTTCTTCATTACTGGCCAGAACACCTGTGACAAAAGAATTAACCATGTATTCAAAGCAGGTCATCCAGCGATTCATGCCCCAGACATGTACAAAGTCATCTGGATCTATGGTTTGTGCTAGGCACCGCACATAAATTTTGGGACGATACTTTGGATCCACTTGATCGAGAATATAAGGTAGGCTCTCGATACCGGCCGTAAACATGTCTTCAAAATAAATGACATCTTCATGAGTCACTGCTCCTGCTTTCATCATGCGAATCAAATTGGCCATTTGAGTCATGGAATAGTATGTTCTCCCATGAGCGTCTAACACTTGTCCTGTGACTATGTTTCTGTCTGCGGTGAGTTCGTCTCCGTTCACAATCACATAGTCTATGCCTCTACGATCAAACACACTGGTATTCCAGGACGTGAGTTGATAAGTGTAACGAGCAGGATAAGATTCCAAAGACATGTAAAATAACTTACGCATGACCGCGTGCCTGTTTGATCATGTGTGACCATTGATCACGCACAGGTTTGCCAGCTTGCAGTCGTTGAAAATCTTGGTAACTCTGGGTCTGGCGTCCGAGATCTTGAGGATCGTACACATGACCATATTCGCGGCAGAAATTCAAATACTGATCCAGTTCGTTGAAAATTGCAGTGACTGCGGGTGTGAAACGCAGATACTTTTTAAGACTTTTTTTAGTCATTGAGAAACTCCTGAGTATAAACACTAAACTGAAATTTTAGGGGGTTGATGAGTGAGAAATTCACAGGTGGCACCATTCTCTCCGTCTTCTGAAACTGTGATTTCACAGTCTCGATCGGGATATCGTGTGGCAATTTGTTCATATAAATCGTCTGCTATCATTTCGCAACTTTTGTGATCCAATTGCAAGGTTCCGGTGTATAACTTTTCCAACCATCTTTTAAATTGTATGAATTCTATGTCACGATTTCCATGTTTGACTTCTATGGCCACTCGAAAATGAAAAATGTGTCTGTGTGGAGATGCCAGAAAACTCACATCGTATTCGTCGCCTGTGGCCAAATCGGGATCTGTGGCTGCTGCTGGATAGCAATGTGTGCCTTCACGAGAAAAAGTCACCCAAATCATGCGTCGAGCACGATCTTTCACACGCTGACGTTTGTCAGCCAAGGCTTGATTTCTTTGTTCCATGTGTGTCCTTATGATATAATGTCTTGTTTGTATTGATCCCAGTCTGTGAATTTGTCTGTGCTTTTCAAATCATGTAATCTATGACACCATACACCTGGATTGGTGGCTTGAAAATCTCGATCATCAATTTTTATAGTGGTATTGTAGTTGAATAATTGAATATAAGGTAGTTTAACACTGATCATGGGAATAAATCTACGATATTCACATAAATTGCTATCATGAAATTGATCTAAATTGCTCAAATCCATGTCCAGAGTACACCAGTAATCGCGCGTCAAGAAATACACAATCATGCAGTTCCATTGTTGATATTGTTCATAGGTGGCATCTTTGGGAAAACTCATGTTGGCACCAAAGTAAATGTGTGTGCAGCCTTGTAAATGTCTGGCAATGTCTGTGACTGACTGTAAGCCCACCACAAACAAAGTTCGCTGACCCAGCGCTGGAGAGTGTTCCACTTCAATGCCAGTGAAGAAGTTCACTGATGAATCAAATCCTGGCCTATGCATGATCGACCTCAAAAAATTGAGAATTCAGGTCCGGAATCACAGTGTCACGCTGACACTTGACCTTGGAGGTGTCAATGTCTAATTCACAGTGTTTTTCAGCCATGACTTCTGAACTAGTGATGTTTTGGCCTTTGATGCCACGGGTGCCTATAATTTGGTTCCAATATCCAGATTTACGAGAGTATTTGGGATCTTCAATCACAGCCATGGCAGCAGATTTTGTGGGAGCACGGAAAATGCGGTCCACGATGTCAGAAAACATTTCATGATCATGCTTTTGATCACGCAGCATTTCTGGATACTCACCCATGTCAAATCTCCGATTGGCTTCTTGCACTGCTGTGATGTGCAGGTACACATTGTGTGACATCATCAAGCAATAACTGAAACTGTCCCAACTGGTGCGTCCTTCTTTGCCATTTTTGTTTACATCACCTGGTTTATAATAGCATATATCCTGCATGCGCCACAACTCACTAACTGGACTTTCTTGCCAATTGACATGAATACCGTCGGCCAATACCCCAACACTCCATTGACGTGTGTCGGTGGCGTATCGTTTATCGTCGGCACTGGGTGCCATTCGATAACTCCATTTGTCATTGTGAGGGAACACGTTTTGATAATAGACTTGACCATTGGCAGTGGCCAAGAATGGACTGGCACAGTCAAAGCTGATAGTGAAGTTAGGATTCACATGTCTGCGCACTGCCCGCTGTATGACTGTGAGCAACACTGCCCATTCCAGTTTACTGGTTCCCAAAAAGTGCATCCAATCATGTAGTCCTTCCTGTAGTAATCCATCATGCCACAGTGTGATCAATCTTTTCAATACCAGATGTACATCACACATGTTCTGGCCACCCATGGCCCAGCCATCAAAATGACGTCCTGGGTGTTTTTTGGGATCACAATAGTGCTTCATGGTGTCATACCATGAGTCAGCATCTTGGTGATTGGTACCTTGTAGCACATTTAGAAATCTAGTGCCTCCTGCTCTGATGCCACGACGGTGCTGCATGAAATAATCATTGTTAAATTTGGTGGCGGCCACAGCATCTTGGCTGGTGTGTATGCCGGTTTTTTCTTTGGACCCTGGTATTTTAGGGGTCCAAGTGGGAATATCCAAACACATGCTGTAATCTGCAATGTGATCCAGCCAGGTCAATGCTCTATGCCTGTGCTGTTGTGCTTGTGCACATCCTGAACTCGCACGCCAGTCGCCTTGCCAAATGCCTTTGGCGATTTGAAATCCACCAGAATCGCCTAACATGAAGGTTCCGGATTCTCGATCACGCACCATGAGTTCTGACCAGTCTGATTTGGCCAAATCCAAGTTGGCATGGCCTGCTGAATATAGACTCCAACGATAAGGAAACAGTGATTTTTGACTGTTTAACCAATTCAGCTGTTCCATGTCAGTCATGCCTGGAGGAAATCTTTTGGGATCCACATAGTGTTCATGACGTTGACGACCAATAAATGTAGCATAAAATCCCGATATGGCTGGAAGAAATACGGCCCATTTACTGCGACCATTGGCATCTAATTGATTATTTGTTAAGTGATGCTGCATCTTCTTCTCTGCATAATGCTTCCATTATCCGAAACTTTTCATAGGTGTCTCGTAATCCGGGATGGCGTTCCATGCGTTGGTTCAATTCGTGTTCTTCTGTCATCTTCGTCATGACCCAGGTCAGTGCTTTTTGTGCGTCAGTGGTTAAAGAAACAGTGGTATGTTTTGCACTTAGGACACGCCAACTTACACCATCATTTACTTCCATTTCATTTGTGTTGGTATTCCAACGCAGGTGTCCTGCACAATTGGCGTTTTTAAATTTAACAGCACCTGGGCTCAGGTATGGATAATTATGATATCCGCCATTGACCACAAGATAAGGTCCTTCTGAAACTATACTTTTAATCATTTTGACAATGCAGGAATACTGTAATTATACCGAGCAAGGCCGGAATCCACAGTGATTTGTGCCACTCCTTGATCGGAAAATCTGAGAATTTTGTCCCCACTGATGCCAAAAATGGTGTTGAACACTCCAATTGGCCAGCTGCGATCTGCTTGCAGCCGGCCCATGACTCCGGAATGAAACACAAAATTACCAGCATGTGTGCTGGCAACTCCAAAATGGAATTCCAAATTATTGTTTTTAGTTTTGGCCACAAAACTGGTTTCTTCGCTGTTGGCCTGTGTTTGAAACCTCAGTCTCTGTATGGCTGCGACCTGAGGTTCAATCTCAATGTCCCAAGCGGCTCCACGAAACTTCACTGTTTTGAGTTTTTCAGAAACCACACTGGCCACCATAAACCTGTAATTATTTTTAAAATCACCATATTGGTTTTCAAAGTCAATGCCACATGGCACTGGGACTCCTGTGGCATCCGGCTGATGGCATATGGTCAGTTGAGCATGTTCGCGATATTCGGGAATGTTTAAAATCACATTCAGCTTGTTGAGATTAGGCATGCCAAACACACCAAGAAATTCTGGAATGGCATGATGAAATTCTGCTTCTAGAATCACAGTGCGATCTTCTGCAACTCCGTTGACCAATGTTCGGTTAGACTCTCCGGTGATCTTGACCAGTTCAATGTTCAAACCGCTGGTGTGCGCCACTATGTCTTGCAATGCATCTTTCATGATTGATCCTTGTCGTTTAATTAGTATACTATTTAGATCGTGTGCATGTCAATGATAAAATTATTCCACTGAAAAAAGATCATCAAACACACTGCGTATGTCTGTGTGTGCTGTGATATCCCATCCCATGACTGCCAAAAGATTTTCCACTTTTTGATCCACAATGGTGTCTTCCATGGCTGTGTCATCAAAAGGCAATAGTTTAAACCATTCTGGTATGTGTGTTTCGTCTGTGGGGTAACCCACAGACGTCAAACCCAAAGGATTCACACGCAGTTTACACACTATGGTTTTCATGCCATCCACTATTTCAAGACTGCGATTATCACTGTTGATTCGTCTCAAAGTGTTCCAGTTCATGGCAGCTCGCACATGCCCCGGCATGTTGGCACGACCTTGTTTGATCTCCTGATCCACGTAGTGAGTGAGATTGTTCACTCGTTTTGGGGTGCCTTTTTCCCAAGCTGATCTCGATTTGAACCATGTTTTGAACTGTCGAACTTGCTGATAAATTTCTTCTGCCTGAGCACCTGTGAGCACTCGGAGCAAAATATCAGATAGAAAGTCTTGCACTGACTTGGGAGTGTCGGATCGTTTGAGATCCAGTCCCATGGCCTTGACCCGGCCCGGTGATCCATTTTTGTCTAATCTTTGACCTTCTTTATCATAGATTAAAATTGCATAGCGTTTCTTTTTGATAAACAGGCCAGTGCTGCCCACTAATTCACGACCGCCACGGATCAATTCACCGTGTGTTCTGGGACAATTAAAGGCCTGTTCCATGAATCCAGGAAAACTTTGATTCACTGATTCCGAGATACTGTCATAGAGTTGCACACAAATTTCATGATTCCAGGTCACACGACCTGTGTCTATGTCTGGTTTCAGTGTGGGATAAGCAGTGAAAATTGCTGAATCTGTGTCTCCATAAATTATGGCTTGTCCTTGGTGATCATATTCACCGGTGATGCATTGATTGATCTGCGCATCCATGTGTCTGGCAATTACACGACCTGTGAGTGTGGTGCTTTGTCCAATGCGTTTATCAAAGAATCTTGAGCCAGGATTTAAAATAGCACCATAAAGGCTGTTCAAATTAATTTTTTTTACCAATTGGCGTTTGTCCCAGAATTCCGTGTCTGTGATGTCTTGTGCTTGCTTTTTTTTAGCCTGTAATTCTTTACGTTCTGTATTCCAACGCTCCAGCAAGCCGGGTATGATGCCTTGTGTGTCTGATCTAAAAATGGTGCCGTTCGCACTCAACATCCAATGACGATTTTGACCAAATATCATGGCATGTGTGTGTTGAGCAGTCATGGTCACACTGTCTCCGGATTCCCAATCCACGGTGATTGATC